CTTGATGCCTGCGTGGTTCTTGGGCCGAAATCCGAAGCTCAAGATTATTCAGGCGACACACAACACTGAGTTGGCGGTTCGGTTTGGTCGCAAGGTCAGGGACCTTATAGACGATCCACAATATAAAGACATCTTTCCTGATACCAATCTGAAAGAAGACAACAAGGGCGCTGGTAAATGGCAGACTGACAAGGGCGGCGAGTACTTTGCGGCGGGTGTTGGGGCTGCGGTTACGGGTCGTGGTGCGGATTTGTTTGTAATTGACGATCCACACTCGGAGCAAGACGCTTTGAGTGAGAGTGCGTTTGACAATGCGTATGAGTGGTACACTTCTGGACCCCGTCAGCGTCTTCAACCTGGCGGTGCGATCATAATTGTTATGACTCGTTGGGGTAAAAAAGACTTGACAGGCCGTTTGTTGGCCGCGCAGGGCAGCGATATCATGGCGGATCAGTGGGAGGTTGTGGAATTTCCTGCAATTCTGCCGTCTGACAGGCCGTTATGGCCGGAGTTCTGGGATAAAGACGCGCTGTTGTCGATCAAGGCGTCATTGCCTGTGCAAAAATGGAATGCGCAGTGGCAGCAGACGCCGACGAGTTCTGATTCTGCGATTATTAAGCGGGAGTGGTGGCAATCGTGGGAGAAGAAAGAGATTCCTCCTGTAAAATACATCATTCAGTCTTATGATACGGCGTTTTCCAAGAAAGAATCTGCGGATTACAGCGCGATTACGACTTGGGGCGTGTTTGAGCCGGAGGAGGGCGGGTCTGACAATTTGATATTGCTGGATGCGCGGCGAGGTCGGTGGAATTTCCCTGAACTAAAGGAAGTTGCGTATGAAGAGCACGAATACTGGGAGCCGGACATGGTTGTGGTCGAAGCGAAAGCGACGGGTACACCTCTTATTGACGAGTTGCGGCTTCGGGGTATTCCTGCGTTAGGATTTTCGCCAGGAAAAGGGCGCGATAAGGTCACTAGGATGCATATGGTTGCGCCATTGTTCGAAGCTGGTGTAGTATGGGCACCAAACGACAAGAAGTTTGCTGATGAAGTTATCGAAGAAGTAGTTTCATTTCCTAATGGCGATCATGACGACTTTTGTGATAGCATGACGTTAGCACTGATGCGCTTTAGGCAGGGCGGTTTTGTCTCACTGCTTGGCGAGGAAGAAGAACACGACGAGTACCGTCGTAAACGGGAGTACTACTGATGGCATTGCCACCTCTTATAGATTCTGGAATCACCTCTGAAGACATGGTTCCTACAGAAGCCTCGGTCGAAGTTCCCGTTGAGGCTCAAGCTGAAATGTTTCCCAATGGAGCCGAGGTTATGCCTGACGGCGAGGGCGGGGCGATTGTCCAGGCGCTTCAAGAAATGATGATGTCTGCGGAGCAGGAAGAGCAAGTACCTCACAATGCGAACTTAGCGGAGTATTTAGATGATGGGTATCTTGGAGAAATTTCGTCGGACCTTCGGGCGTCTTTTGACGATGATATGGAATCTCGTTCAGAGTGGGAAGAGACTTACACAAAGGGTTTGGATCAGCTTGGAGTCAAGTACCAAGAGCGTACTGTCCCGTTTGAAGGAGCTTCTGGAGTCACGCACCCGCTGATTGCGGAGAGTGTTACTCAGTTTCAGGCGCAGGCTTACAAAGAGTTGCTGCCTTCTGGTGGCCCTGTAAAGACTCAGGTCTTGGGTTTACAGGACGCCCAGCGCGAGGAGCAGGCTGCTCGTGTTAAGGATTTCATGAACTACCAGATCATGGAAGTGATGGAAGAGTTTGATCCGGATATGGATCAGCTTTTGTTCTATTTACCGCTATCGGGTTCTACCTTTAAGAAGGTGTACTTTGACCAAGCTAAACAGCGGGCGGTGTCCAAGTTTATCCCTGCTCAAGATCTGGTTGTACCTTATGCGGCCTCTGATTTGGCTACGGCGTCTCGTGTAACTCATGTTCTTCGGATGGATGCTAACGAAGTACGCAAGATGCAGATTGCTGGTTTCTACCGTGAGGTAGAGTTAAGCAAGTATGAAGAGGACAACAACGAGGTTCGCCAGAAGATTGACGAACTGCAGGGTACATCTAAGACCTATACTGACGAAGTCTACACTGTGCTTGAGATGCATGTTGACCTGGACCTTGAAGGTTTTGAGGACATGGGCCCTGATGGGGAACCAACGGGTATTGCTCTTCCGTACATTGTGACGATTGATGAGGGCTCCGGTGAGGTTCTTGCTATACGCCGGAACTTTGAAGAGGGCACGGAAGTTGCCAAGAAGCAGCAGTATTTTGTTCACTACAAGTTTATGCCTGGTCTGGGATTCTATGGCTTTGGTTTGATCCACATGATCGGTGGTTTGGGCCGTGCAGCTACAAGTATTCTTCGCCAGTTGATCGACGCCGGGACCCTGGCAAACCTCCCAGCTGGGTTCAAGGCTCGGGGCGTAAGGGTTCGTAACGATGACGAGCCCTTACAACCTGGAGAGTGGCGTGACATTGACGCTCCTGGCGGCAACATCAGGGATGCAATTATCCCACTGCCGTACAAGGAGCCGTCAGGAACGCTGGCACAGCTTCTAGGAGCCCTTATAGAGGGCGGTAGGCGCTTTGTGTCACTGGCAGACCAGCAGACAGGCGACGGCAACACAGAGGCCCCTGTAGGGACTACAGTGGCTATGCTTGAGCGCGGCATGAAGGTTATGTCGGCTATTCATAAACGCTTGCACTATGCGCAGCGTCAGGAGTTCCGTGTGTTGGCTCGGATCTTTGGCGACAACATGCCTGCGGAGGGGTATCCATACGATGTGGCGGGCGGTGATCGGATGATCATGGCGGAAGACTTCGACGGGCGCGTTGATGTTATTCCTGTAAGTGATCCAAACATATTCTCGATGGCACAAAGGGTCACGTTGGCACAGACCCAGTTGCAGCTTGCGCAATCTAACCCACAGATGCACAACCTTCATGCGGCGTATCGTCGAATGTATCAGGCCCTTGAGGTCCAAAACATTGACGAGATTCTCCCACCTCCACCCCAGCCGCAGCCACTGGATCCTGCCATCGAGAATGCTCGTGCTTTGATGGGCGAGATCTTGAATACCTTCCCAGAGCAGGATCACGACGCGCACATCCGGATGCACATGGCGTTCATGAAGACTCCGCTGGTGGCTACGTCTCCACAGGTTATGGGTACGTTCTACGCTCACGTTATGGAGCACGTTTCGCAGAAGGCTCGGAAGATGGTTATGGCTGAGATCGAGTCGATAATTGGGCAGGCTCAGTTGGCAGCGCAGAGCGGGGCTATCGATCCCGTAGCTGCGCAACAGCAGATTGCCAAGGTTCAGCAGGACATGCAGGACCCTGGTCAGATGGAACTGTTGATTTCCATGCAGATGGAAAAGATCATGGCGGAGATTCTGCCAGGGCTTCTTCCTGCAGGGGGCAGTGCGATGGACGATCCGTTGGTTCAGATCCGGATGCAGGAGCTTGCGATCAAGCAAGAGGACTTGCAGCGTAAGAAAGAGGAAGATCAGGGCCAGATGTTGATTGAGTTGCAGAAGATGCAGCAGCAAGCGGCGACATCCGCGGCACGGATTGAGAGTCAGGAAGACATTGCAGAAAACCGCAACGACGTTAACCGAGAGCGTATTGACGTTCAACGTAAAGCTATGGAGCGGAGAAATGCCTCTTAAAAAGGGTAGATCAAAAGATGTAATCAGCCAGAACATCAAGACCGAAATGGCTGCTGGAAAACCGCAAAAACAGGCGGTTGCCATTGCTTTGAGCAATGCAGGAAAGACTAAGTATTCCTCTGGCGGCACGGTTAATTCTAGGTTCAGTCCGATAGCCCGACCTCAGAGGTTTGTCGGGGAGTTCTAGTCCCATGATTGATCCTGTGACAGCGGTCGGTCTTGCTACAAGCGCCTTTAATATTCTAAAGCAGGGTATTAGCGCGGGTAAAGATATACAGGAAATGAGCGGTACTCTAGCTAAATGGGGTGCCGCTTTTTCTGACTTTCAGTATGCTGAAGACAAGACAAAGAACCCTCCCTTCTACAAGATGATGTCTGACAATAGCGCCAGTGCTATTGAGATCTTTGCTCAGAAAAAGAAGATGGAAGCCATGCGCAAGGAGATTAAAGATCATATCTCTTGGACGTATGGCCCCTCCGCTTGGGAAGAGGTTTTAGCTATCGAGGGAGAGATGCGTCGCATCCGCAAGGAAGAGGCTTATAAAAAGCAAGAGATGATCGACAACGCTATTAACTTTGTTGTTGGTGCATTTATATTTGTAATTGCTGGGGCTGGTGTTGTTACTGGCTTTTATTACTTAGGTAGATATCAGGGGAAGTGGTGATGTGGTTTTTAGTTTGGTTTCAAGTTATGAATAACAACATTGAGCATTATCAACTCAATCAGTTCACTACTGAAAACGAGTGTAGAGAAGCTCTTGAGGATGCAAAAGTCT